ATTGGTGTGGCATTGGTGGAGCAGCGCGACGATACGTCTTTCTGGATAACACTGACGGATGGTCGGGAATTTCAGATTGAACTGCCCAAGCCAAAGGTAAGTGGCTTTTATGGCGGCGGTGGTGGCGGTGGCGGAAGCGGCGGCGCGACTTATTTAAGCGAATTGCAAGATGTTGCCGTTGCTGGTATTCTCAACGAAGACATTTTGCAGTATGACCAAGACGCGCTACTATGGCGCAACAAGCCTGTCATTATTGATGGCGGGACATTCAACTAAGGACGGGCAATGGCACGGATACAAATCAAGCGCGGGTTAAAGGCTAATTTACCTACATCGGGAATGTTGGCTGGTGAACAGCATTACACCACTGACCGTTCGACCATGCACATTGCCATTGATGCAACGACATCGCAGCCCGTCGTGCCAGCCGTTGATGACCTTGGTTCTATCGGCGCGGTTGATGGCGCTGCTGACTTGCTGATGGTGCATGACGCCAGCGCAACAGGCGTTAAGGCAAAGAAAATCACGATTGCCGACTTTAAGACGGCACTGAACATCCCCAATGGCGATACCGACGAAAAGGTTGCTGTGGTTGCTGGTGGCACTGCTGGCTACATCTGGGGAACCGACGGCACGAATGGCGTCATCCGCCTTAATTCGTCGATGGAATGGACAAAAGACGCTGGAAATGGCTTTGTAACTTTGGCTGTGGGAACTGTAGACCTCGGCACGTTCTAAAAACATTTTCCCAGCTATATAGCAGAAAAGGGAAGCCATATGGCATTATTGAAATTTAAGCGCAGTGCTGTTCCTGCGAAAGTCCCTGCGATTAACGACCTCGACTTGGGCGAACTGGCTATCAACACATATGATGGCAAGGTTTACACCAAGAAAGATGACGGCACACCCGCTATCGTTGAGGTTGGCGGCACTGCGTCCACCACAAGCACCCTTCTTATGCCTGTCCGCAATAACACTGGCGCGACACTAACCAAAGGCACAGCCGTTTATATCAACGGCGCACTTGGTCAAAATTCCACAGTAGCGAAAGCGATTGCAACCAGCGATGCAACCTCGGCGCAGACGCTTGGCATCATTACTGCTGACTTGCCCAACAACACCGTCGGCAACGTGACCCTTATCGGCACAATCACTAACATCAACACATCTGCATACACAGACGGGCAACAGCTTTACCTTAGCCCGACCACTGCTGGCACACTGACGCCGACCAAGCCTTATGCGCCAAACCACTTGGTTTACATGGCTGTCGTTGAACACGCCCACCCAACGCAGGGCAAGCTGTTCGTTAAAGTGCAAAACGGCTACGAAATGGATGAATTGCACGATGTATCGGCGCAAAATCCAGCGAACAACGATGGCCTGTTTTACAACACAACCTCTGGCTTGTGGGAAAAGAAGTCGATTGTAGCGGCGCTTGGTTACACGCCTTACAACGCCACGAACCCCGCTGGGTATATTACTTCGTCTGGTTCTATTAGCGGCAACGCAGCCACTGCTACAAACATTTCCAACACTGGGACGGTTATGCTTGCTTCTGCTACAGAAGCCAATTCTATATACGCAACCTCTCCATCTTACACTGGCGACCAACCCGTTAAGCTGCTTAACTTTGATTGGTATGGCAACGTATTTTCGCTCGGTAATATACGCAGTGGCAATACTCCTTCAAATGGTTTTGGCGTTTTTTATACGCCTGCTGGCGGCTCACGAACGGAAATTGCGCGATTTTTACCTAATGGCAATTTCGGAATTGGGACAAATTCCGTTGCTGGAAGGCTGCACAGTGTAAGCACGAGCGGGTTTGTTTCACCTACCTTGTTGTGCGGAGATGGCGTTAGTAACTTTCGCGTTGTCTTTAATACGGGCGCTTACGCTGGCGTCCCCGCCAACAAACCTTGGCTGCACTCATACGACGATATTTACATCGGTTCAGATGCCAACGTCACTACACGCTTTATGAGTGGCGGAGCCACGAATTTAGCGGTAGCCAGTAGCGGCATCGTCACAGCGGCAACTGAATTACGCGCACCCATTTTCCGCGATAGCGATAACAGCGGGTATTACCTTGACCCTGCCAGCACTTCTTACCTCAACACACTTTCTGCCCGTGAGACAGTAGGGTCGGGTTCGGCGACAGCCTTTGTTTATAGCGCACCTGATATTTTTTATTACTGGACAAAAATCGCTAATATCACTGGTAACGATGCCTCGGCTACTCTGCTTGTTACAAGTAAGGGTGATGTAAATTATGTAAATTCTGTTAGTGCTTTGCTGACAGTATCGTGTTGGAATGGAACTACTGCGTCCGCAAAGCTAGAAACTATCGGCTGTTGCGACACGACAATGTATGTCCGCATCGACAATAACAACGATGTGTGGATACAGGTGCATAGCCCGTGGTCATCAAACCTTAGTTGGCGGCTAATAAACAAAGTCGGAAGTCCAACTGTTTATTACGCCTCGCCAACCCAGCAAACCACGGCCCCTGCCAACTCAACGCAGATAAGCTACGGCCAGACAATGCGCGGCACTCAAGGGGCTATGTCATCCGCTGCGGTTAGCAACATTGCTAACACTACCGTTGGCGGTCTTAACGCGCTGACTGAAGTGCGAACAGCAAACATCACATTAAGTAGCGGTTTGCCAGCGATAACGTTTTTATCGACCATTAGTGGACGCAGTGGCGTATTTGGCATGACTGATGCATACAATATGTATCTGAACGCGCCATCAAACGGTGTGCTGTTTTTAGGCGAATTTCGTGCGCCAATGATGCGCGACAGCGATAACAGCGCATATTACCTTAACCCTGCTGACGGCTCGCAGCTAAATACTGTCAGCCTTGGAGCGGGTTCAAAGTTGCACCTTGTCAGTCTTTCAGACGGCAATCACTTTCTTCGTTATGCTGGCACTGGTTTTAGTGGTGTGATAACTGATGGGCCACAGTTGGCGGGGCATCAAGGTGGTGAATTGGCAACCAACATTGGTGGCGACAACTGGAGCCTGCGGTGGGACGCTAGTGGCAATAATTTTGCAAGAACTAGCTTTCGCGCACCTATTTTTTACGACACGCCAAACACAGCTTATTTTGCTGACCCTGCTGGAACATCAAATTTTGTCGGCTTGACCGTAGCCAATACTATTAGCGGCAACGCAGCTACTGCAACCAACTTATCTACAAACCGCACAAACTGGGAAACAAACGGCACTCTTTCTGCTGTTGTCGGACAACTTGTGTGGAGAAACTATGGCAACAATCATACCATATTTGATGCTTCTGCAAGCCTTTCACCTAATGGAACGGCAGTAAACAACACTAATGCACAAGTTCCTTGGGCTGGCACATACCCAACCCTTATGGGTTGGAACGGGGCCAATACTTATGGTGTGCGCGTAGATAGCGCCCGTATTTCTGACACTGCCACAGACCTTATCCAAGCAAGGTATACAAATAACAATTTTAATACACTTGGGGCAGCACCCGAAGTGTTTAGGGCTTATTCAAATTACATTCCTTCTGGTGGTTCATACAATCAGCCACCAAACGGCGCTGGTGACTATAAGGTTATACAGTGGGGCGGTATAGAAGGCGTTGCAGGAAACTGGGGCGGTCAGATTGTCCAAAACTTTTACGATGACCGTATGTGGTTCCGCAGAAGTTCTGGAACAACATGGCAAGCGTGGCGTGAATTTATCCACGATGGCAATTACGCTAGCTATGCAATGCCAACGGGTTTATCAGCTATAAACACCGTCGATATTAGAGCGCCAATTTTTTATAATTATACTGACACTTACTATTTTCTTGATGCCAATGGTGGCGCAAGATTAAATGGTGTTGTCGAAATAGACGGCGGTCATGGTGAAACCGAAATACGCCTTACGGCACGGGCTGACCGTATGGGTTCTGGCGCTCAGTCAGCAATGTCATGGTGGCTTTCGGAACCAAACGTAAGTTGGAACGAAGGTGGATTTGGCTTTAACGTCACAAACGATGGTGGGACGCCAAACGGTTTTGGTCGCCTAAACACCAGCTTCGGGCAGGGCTACACTCGCTATTTAACATCAGGCGAAATGGTATTTTACAGCACTAATACCAGCGGAACCCGTTACGGTATGCTTAGAATATCGCCAAACAACACCATCACCGTTGATGCTGCCGATATACGCGCAGATATATTCCGCGACAGAGATGATAGCACCTTTTTTCTAAACCCAAATGCGGGTAGCCGTTTTCAGACGGTTGATGTGAATGACACCATTTATTCCAATAACTGGTTCCGTTCCTATGGTGACAGCGGTTGGTATAGCCAGACCCACGGTGGCGGCATTTTCATGCAGGACGGCACTTGGGTGCGTGTTTACAACGGCAAGGCGTTCTATGTTCCGAATGAGATTGCAGCTACAGGAAACATCACAGCCTACTATTCAGACGAACGTCTGAAGACCAAAACAGGCGGTATCGACAATGCACTTGAAAAAGTGGCTGGTCTAAGCGGCTTTCTGTATGTCGAAAACGATTTAGCCCGTTCGCTTGGCTACACAAATGCAAAGCAACAAGTTGGTGTATCTGCACAAGCTGTTCAAGCCGTGCTGCCTGAAGCTGTTTCTTTGGCCCCTGTGGACTTTGAAACACTGGAAGATGGCACGATAACCTCAAAGAGTGGCGAAAACTATTTGACCGTCGATTATTCGCGGCTTGTTCCGTTACTGATTGAGGCTATAAAAGAACTTTCACTTAAAGTAAAAATGCTTGAAGAAAAGGATAACTGAATATGACACTGACATACACATGGGCAATCACATCCCTAAAGAAAACCACTGACGGCAATATCAGCAATGTCGTGGTTCAAACATATTGGACTTGCACAGGCACTGACGCAGATGGTGACAGCGGCACGTTTAACGGCGCGACACCATTTCCGTTGAGCGATGTAGACCCTGACAATTTCATTCCTTATGAGCAACTGACTGAAGCCGACGTTCTTTCATGGATACAGGCCGTGGTTGTTGGTTCGTATAAGGAACACATTGACGCGCAAATCATGAAGCAGATTGCGCTTATCAAAGACCCCGTTGTTGAAGTGCCAAGCAATGAACTGCCTTGGTCACCACCAGTTGAAGAAGGTGATGCACCCGCAGCACCAGTTGAAGAAGGAGCAAGTGAATGAACCCAGAATTAGACAAATATGACGAAGCGCAGCAACACGCGCAGCAAGCAATGCAACAGCCACAGTTGCAAATCACAGTTTCTGTAAATGAGATTAACCTCATTTTTCAGGCGCTGGCTGAATTGCCGCATCGCGTTTCTGACCCGCTTATTCGCAACCTAATGCAACAAGCACAGGCGCAAGTCGAAAAACCTAATTGATGAATGTATCGGATAAACTCCTTGACCTGACCATCATACGGCAACTGCTATTAGAGCGGGTTATTGCTGGGCAAAGTGCTGCGCTAAACAAGCAGCTTGATGCCATTGCAGCCGCGCTCGAAAAGCAATTGAAGGGCAAGGAGTTTACCGAATACCAAGGCAAGCGGCTGGATAAGGCCATTGCTGAACTGAAGGCCATCGTAACGGTCAAAGAACCCGATTTAAGCGACCTTACAGCGGCAGAAGCATCATTCTTTAAGGATGCTATGGTCAACGTCGGTATCGACGCTGTGCTGCCCCCTGTGACTGTATTGGAAAGCGTTGCACAAAGCAGCCTGATACAAGGCGCGACAATCGGCAATTGGTTTTCCCGTTTAAACGAAAGCGCACGTTTTGACATCGAGCGCGTTGTTAAAAATGGCGTCTTGCTTGGGCAGACCAACGCACAGATTGCCAAAGAACTTATCGGCATTGGTGATAAGGGCGGTCAGCCGATTGCCAAGGCACGGCGCGATGCAATGGCGATTACACGCACAGCCGTTCAGACTGTAGCGAAAGACGCAAGGCTGGCATCACTGGAAGCCAACGCTAACATCATTAAGGCGGTGCAATGGGTTTCGACCTTGGACAGCCGCACCAGCGAAATATGCGTGGCCCGTTCGGGCAAGACATGGAGTTACCCTGACTTTAAGCCCATTGGTCACAAAATCCCGTGGAATGGTGGGCCACCCGCCCACTGGAATTGCCGAAGCAGCTTTATCCCGATTACGAAATCATTTGAAGAACTGACGGGCGGTAAGATTAAGGACAATATTGAGCCATCGACCCGCGCCAGCATGGACGGATATGTCGCTGCCGACCTTACTTTCGACCAATTCTTAAAGAGCAAACCCCCCGAATTTGCAGACAAGATGCTTGGCAAAGGCCGTGCAGAACTTTGGCGCAGCGGAAAGATTACGTTAAACCAACTGCTCGACCAGCGTGGCAATCCGCTGACTTTAGCACAGTTGAAGCGACTATAGTAATGTAGTGTTTACCGTGATAAGAGAAAAGTTACGCCAAGGCAGTGCTGCGGCATAAACCGCCCCCGTGGGGCAACCAAGTCCAGAGGACAAATCTATGAGTGAAGAACGTATTGCAGAGTTAGAAGAAGCGATGGAGGCAATGAATGCCAAAAACGCTGAACTTTTAAGGGAAGTCAAAATTGCCAGAGCGAAAGCGAAAGGCGTGGAGATAGACCCAAATGATTTTATGGCGCTTCAGAATGAAAATGAAACGCTTAAATCGCAACTTGAAAAAGTTGCAAAGGAAAACGCGAAGACGATTGAAACATTGCAAGCAAACCTGAACGAAAAGGATGGTGCGCTTCAGTCTTATCTAATCGACAACGGGTTGAACGATGCAATGCTGAAGGCTGGTATCAAACCTGAATTTATGGCGGCAGCAAAGGCCATGCTGAAGTCACAAACCAAGTTGATGGCTGATAACGGTCAATATTCTGCACTTATGGGTGACAAACCGCTGATTGAAGCGATTGCTGAATGGGCTGCTGGCGATGAAGGTAAACACTTTGTTTCCGCACCCGCGAACTCTGGTGGTGGAGCCACTGGCGGGACAAGCAATGGCGCTCCTATCGCACCAAAGGGCAACCTCGGCGGCGATAAGGTGCAGCGGACAAATGCAATTAAACAAATGTTCCCTGACCTACCATAAGGATTTTGAATTATGTCTCTTTCGCAAATGAAGGTATTTAACGAATACGTTATGCCAGCAACCATCGAAACTCTCGCCCAGATGGTCGAGAAGTTCAACGCAGCATCGGGTGGCGCAATCCGTTTGACCACGACTGGCTTCGATGGCGACTTCTATCAGGAAAGCTTCTTCGCTGCCGTGCATAGCGCACAGCGTCGTGTTGACCGTTATGCGAACCAAGCATCGGCTACTGCAACTGACCTGACGCAACTCCAGCTTAATGGCGTAAAGGTTGCTGGTGGCTTTGGCCCCATCCGCTTTGAGCCTTCGCAGCTTACATGGTTGCAGAAGCCAACGTCGGAAGGCATCGAAGTTGCATCGCGCAACTTTGCTGAAGCACTGATGGCTGACCAGCTTAACACTGCGATTGCCGCAGTTGCCGCTGCAATTGCCAACCAAGGCGCAGCAACGGTTGTTGATGTTTCGGGCAGCGGCCCTGTAACTTATGCCACGATGAACAGCGCAAACGCTTTGTTTGGCGACAATTCGTCGAGCATCGTTGCAAACGTCATGAACGGCGACAGCTATCACAAGTTGATTGCACAGAACCTGACCAACGGCGCACAGTTGTTCGTTGCTCAAAACGTGCAAGTTGTGGACATCCTTGGCCGTCCTGTCATCGTGACTGACGCCCCTGCATTGTTCGTTGCTGGCACACCAAACAAGAACCGTGTTCTTGGCCTCGCAGACAGCGCAGCAATCGTTTATGACGGCGGTGACGTTATCAGCAACATCGAAACCAGCAATGGTCAGACCCGTATCGAAACCACGATGCAGGTCGATTACACCTTTGGCGTGGCTTTGAAGGGCTACACTTGGGACATCACCAATGGCGGCAAGTCGCCAACGGATGCTGAACTTGCAACTGGTTCCA